AGTTCACTCAGCGGCCGGCCCCGCCCCACCTTGCGCTTCATCTCTCGCCCCCTCCCGGCGCGCACCCTGCCGCAGCAGGAAGCGTCGCTAGATCCCCATTTGATCGGCGCGCACCACCCGCCCTGCGCTCACCGCCGCTCCGGGCCGCGCCAGTTCAGCCACGTAGCAGTAGTTCTCGGCATGGGCGAAGTGATCGGCGCTGGCCTCGACGTAGGTCGCCACCTGCGTCCCGCCCGGCCCCTCCTCGAGCACCCGCACGGGCGCTTTCAGGTGGGCGTAGTAGTCCGATACCTCGCGCGCGTTCGCCGGCAACGTCGCCACGCCGTCATAGAAGCGGGCGAAGGTCGCATCAAGCGTGCGGGTGCGGTCCAGGTTGACCACGCGCTTTTTGTCGTCGAAGGCCGCCGGCTGCGCGTGCTTCGTGCCGATGGCCTGATTCACGTAGTACGCCAGCCACACCGCGCCGCGCGGCTGATCGTCCTGAAACTCGCGCGCCTTGGTCGTCTCCGGCAGCGCGTCGATCACCGCCCGCTTCACGCCGAAGCGTCGGAAGAGCGCGCCCAGGTCGTTCCAGTTCGACTCGCCCGCCCACAACTGCCGCCGGTTGCCGTCGGCGTCTGGGCAGCGGATCACCACGTGCAGCACTTTGCCCACGTCCACGCCGGCCACGGCGCTTGCGCCAGGCAGCGGCCCGTGTCCGTAATCCCGCCGCAGCGCATCCAGCTCTGTGTCCGTGAGTTGCCCGCCGGTCGGTGTGTACGGCTCGCCCAGGTCCTGGTTATAGGCTTCGCGCCGCCGGGTCTCGTCCGTCGTATGCAGGGCTGCGACGATCTCATCGAGGCTGGCGAGCGGCGAAAAGAGCTTCGTGAGATGGAAGCCGACCAGCTCTCGCTCCGGGTAGGTCGCCACCCATTGCCCCGGGCCGAGGCGATCCAGTTCCTTCCCGCACTTGCCGCAGGCAGGCCACGCGCGGCCCGCATCCTGCCCGTGCCACCGCGCCGGCCGGCCGAGGTTGTCCCACTCGGTCACCACCTGATGGATCGTCAGGGGCTGCCACGCGCCGCAGGCGAGACAGCGCACGTGCCATTCCCGCTGGTCGCTCTCCAGCCACTTGGCATGGATGCCCCGGCCTGGATAGGTCGGCGTGCTGATCCAGCGTTCTTCGGCGAGTCGGCTGTGTCCCAGGCGCTTAACCGCAATGCTCGGCGCGCGGGGGTCCATCTCATCGACCTCGTCGAAGATCACCACGTCCGCGTCCACCGACTTGAGTTGCGGGGCCATCCCCTCGGGGCTGACCTGCGCGCCACGGAGGTACATAAAGCGATCTCGCACGCGCTTCAGCGTCACGCGGTCCGCGCCGCGTTTGCCTTCGCCCCCGCGCGCATCGACCACCACACTGCCGAGGTAATTGCTCGCCTCGATAGCCGGCCCAATGCGCGCCGACGAGAAATCGCTCACGTGTCCCTCCGTTGGGAACAGGTACAACACAGTTGCCTGCCGTTGATCCGCCGCATGAAGCGCGTAGCTGACCGCGTACTCGCTCGCCCCAAGCTGGCTCGCCTTATAGACCACGATCCGCCGGGCCTCACAGGCGTACAGGCCCACCAGGAACGCGTGCTTGACAAAATCCAGCGGCAGCGCCGGCTTCAGGTTCTCCCGATAGCGCCGCGTCCACTCGATCAGGGTTAAGCCTGTCTGGCTCCTGGCCGGCTGCCAGTTGGCCCCGTAGCGTCGGCGCAGCTCCAGCAACGCTTTAGCTCGTTGCGCCGGCGTCGCTACCGCTTCCATCGAGGGCCACCTTCACATCCGGCTCGCCGGCAAGAATGCGTTCGAGTTGCCGGTCGCTCAACTTGAGGTAATCGACCCGGCCAATCTCCATGTTCACCTTGCCGCCAGGGCCGACCATCCCGCGCAGCTCGCAACGCTGGCGAATGACGCGCTCGATGCCTTGCAGAAAGTCCGGGTTCCCCGCGCCCTTGCGCTTGCGACTGGCGACTTTCTTCTTCTCGCCGACCAACCCGGTCTGCAACTCGGTCAGCGTTTCCTGCACCTCGCCGCGCGACTCGCGCCACGCGTCCCAATATTCCCGTTCCAGGTTTGACAGGCTCGCCAGTTCCTTCGCCTTGATCTCAGCGGTCGTGCGCTCCGACTCGGCCACCCACCGGTCGTGCAGCACCTTCATGTCCCGCGAGATTTGTGACTGCGACAGGTGGAGTTGCTCGGCGATCTCCATCTGGCTGTAGCCGTGGAGGTGGAGGCGCGCGATCTGAGCAAGCTGCATCTCACGCTGCAACTTGCTACGCTTCGGCCCGGGCTTCCCCGGGTCTGCCGCCTCCGGCTGCGCTGGCCGCCTAATCGCCATCGTTATGCAATCCTTGTTATGCAATTGGCCGGGAAACGGCGCTTAATATGCAGCCCACGACGCCGTCTCCACCCGTGTAATGCGTTTGTATTGTTTGAGCACGATTTCGCAATGTGTTTGTGCGTATGTCGCGCGCTGGTCATTCCGGTGCGAGAATCAAAAATTCGCCGTCAAATTGCCGCCGGACCTATTGACTTTCCGGCCCTTCTGAGTGATCAGTGTCAGCGCCAGACGATAATCCAACCGAGCGCACAACGCTCACGAAAGGCCACCATGACCACCAAGACCACCGCCAAGCAGGCCGAGTGCACCGCCGCCTACAAGGCCGAATTCGCCAAAGCCGCGACCCTGCTCAAGCTGCTCAACCACTACGTCAGAACTTTGGGCGGCGCAGACCCGACCACCGTTCACTGGGGCGACGTCGGTAGCGTCGAGGGCATCGTTGAGTGGCTGCGCATTCCCGCCGCAATGGTCCTCAACATTGACTCAATCGACCCCGAGTTTCCGCAGGCCGTTGCCAAATACCTGACCGACCACGGCCTCGCCGAACGCGACCGCCGCTAACGGGCCTCGCTCATCTCCTCCACGCCGGCCTCCGCTGCCGGCGTCTCTCGTCCGGTGAGCAAACCGCTGAGCCTGCTCCACCCCTGAGCGCCAGGCAGCGCCAGTAACAGTGCGTCGTCGAGGCCGGCCAGTTGCACGAAGGCCCCGTCCAGCAGCGTCGAATACGTCGCATCGACGACAATGCCCTCCGGCTGCCCCTCGGCCGTCCATTCGCCTAACGCCAACCCAAAGCCGGCCAGCAGCCGCGCGAGCCGGCGCGCTTCCTTGACCAGGCACTTGGGCTTCACCCGCACGGTCACGAACGGGAAATCCGCATCGCACTCGCAAGCGTGGGTCTGCCCGTCGCCGCTGGAGATCGTCTCAAAGCCGGCCTCGCGCAACAGCCACACCACCATGCGGATGCCCGGATTCAGTTCCTCGTAGTCAATCGGTTTCCGCGCCTTTGGCATCTCACCATTTCCTCACGCCGGTTCCCACCGGCCGTTGCGGATGAAGCCGTGATGGCCGCAGCTTCTGCACAAGATCGACGGCTCAAGCGTCAATGGATCGAGGGACACAACACGCCACGTCGGGTTCAGATCCCTGCGCGCGTACCCCTCAAAGGAGAGCGATCCCGAACACGGTTGTCCATCCGGACCGGGATGCGTCTCGATGATGCCGCCCGGTTTATCGGCACTCTCCGACGGGTGCCAGAACTCGATGGTGACCCCGTGACCGATGTTGATAGGCAGGGTCATGCGGTCGTCTTGCCTGTCTCCGGCGCGTCCTTCACCAGACTGGGCGTCTGCCCGGTGAACGTCGCCCAGCGCTCCAGCGCCACCGCCGCATACCGCGGCTGCTTCTCAATCGCCACACAGCGCCGCTGCAGCCGCTCGCAGGCGATCAAGGTCGTTCCCGACCCGCTGAACGGCTCCACAACCGTCCCGCCCGGATCGCTGTGCAGCTTGATGCACCGTTCCGGCAGCTCGAGCGGGAACATCGCCGGATGGTCGTCGTTCGCCGGGACCGTGTTGATCTGCCACACCCCGGCGTAGCCCCACGCGCGCCGCTCCGCCTTGCTCAGTCGGCCCACGTAGCGATA